CGCGAGTGTTACTATAATATAGTAATTTTCATATTCCTATAGAGTAACAAGCCACGTGTTACGACTTCTGGAAAGCATCAAAACCTTTCCTCTCCGTACGCGGAATTTCACCGCTCCTCCATCTAATGACTGGGACACTCTACTCTGCAGTGCTATGCTGCAGCCATAGAATGCTAGTATCACTAGCGGACTTTGAGTTCCAGTAGAAACACTCTACAGAACGCCGTAACCGTGTTAGGTATAGTACTAACCGGACTATGTTCGGGTATCATCAGACGTGCCCTTCCACCCTTTCGGGATCATCACATCCCACTGACCAACAAATGGTCCGTGTGAGGAATCGCCTTCAATAGGATCCAAGACTTTTGGAGCAGCCATTCTAGACTCAGATTTTTGCAATGCATTAAGAAGGTCCGGAATGCTGAATGAGGGTTTGTTGATTGGTCGTCCAAGACGATCCATAAATCGACTCTTCTCAATTTCCTTCTGTACCAACTCATTAAATTTAATGATTGCTGGTAGAGGCGGAAGTCCATCAGTCTCCTGGTTGAAGTCCACGATCTCGCTTTCGAGAGAAGGTGAAGGATCTCTAAGAAGGGAGTTTGCTAATTGACGTAACAAGTTGTCTAACTTGTACATCCATTCAAGCCTCTCCCCCCAGGGAACAGAAGATATCACTCGATAATCCGGAATAAGTACTTCCATCACCTTATTGGCAGTAGAATATACCCATTCATTATATTCGAGGACGGCGAGATCAGTACGAGAGTATATGTCACGACCAACTTGGTCAAACACGAACTTCGCACCAAGCTCCTTCCGTTCTTTGAGAGAAGGAACAGTTAATAAATCAATATGAGGTATCTCATTAATATGATTGAACACTGATAAGAACAATGTTACAATATCATGCACCGTATGTTTAACCGGTAACTTGAATTTGGTCAATACTCCCCCTTTGTAAGAAGGATCTAGAACATATGCGATCGCATCTTCCACGCCTATCATGCCCTCACGGGCAAAATAGCTTAGAAGTGAAACCATACCAAAGGTAGCGCTGTCAGAAGACAGCTTACGCTTTGATATAATTGGATGTGATGGGTCTTTCATTGAAACGATTAATCGTTCAAGAAGCCCATCTCTCCAGATAAGGCCACGTATACCAAGACTTATAACGGTTTGAATAAAACCGGACAAGCCTCTTCCAGTAATGAATTGTCTCCAACTCAACCCTGAAACATCAGAACCATTAATAACAGTCCGTTTGGCAAATTCAAAACTTGCCGCACTTTCTGATACTAGTGATTTAGACGGGTTAGTACCAACATCCAGATTTGACATTACTTCGAGATATTTGAGGTAAACCTGTTTATCAAAGATAACCAGATCATCCCCAAGTATCGCGTAGCAAGTGTGCCACCCAGGTCCTAGACCGACAACTGAACAACAGTGTTGTACGATCAAATGATGTGTTACGGCCAACATCGCCCATGACGACAGACAACCCATAGGTTGACCTGTACCATAATATACGCACTCACCGGGTTTCAACCCGGCGAGTCCTGTACGACTTACGAAGGGGCGATCTAAGATCCCCCTCCACAAGTCACCAATTTGGTGGCCAAAAAGTAAATTTAAAATTTCACTTTGAAGACGTATTGGAAGACGATCAGTAGCTGAAGACAAATCCACAGAGAACGCACAGTTAGCAGCTCTAGCTTTATTGATAGAGTCAGTAACTGACGCATTCTGATCGAAGGTACCATCATTGGGAATTTTTCTCAACAATTGGAACAATTGATCGTGGAGAGGTTTCAACGCTGATTGCGTCCAAACATCTACAATAGCGATAATTCTAAGTTTACCTGCTGGTTCTGGTAAGCCAACTAACTTACCACAATGGATATCATTCCATTGACCAACTTGAGAGATAGGAACGACTTTGTTATGTCGAATCCGCTCATACTCTGTAATTACTTTAGGATAGTGTAATAAAGATAATCGTTCAGGTCTTCGGTGAAGCTCTTGTACTGCATTTGTCGTACCAACGAACAATTTCAGTAAGGGGGATTTTGTAACCTCCAAGTATTTGATGAACCTATTCCGTAAAGGAAGGTTCCTCCAAATACCAATAGCGTCCACCAAAGGACTCATGAATGAGTATTTCATGTTAGGACCAGCTGCGGTAGATAACCGCAAATCTGCTGCCGATAACCTCTCCACTGCCAAGTGAGAGAAGTAATCAGTAGTTGTCCTCCACACACCTAAAGAAGTATAGATACCATGAGCTATAACATCAATGTATGTCTCACTACCCTGATAAGGGGCAGTGATTGTCTCCAATTTAGGATTAATAGGAGCATCTATGACTCTGTATACATTAAGTATACTTAGCCACATTCGTATCGTAGGCGCATGCCCACGACGAATAGCAGCCCTATCCATTGTCCCAATGAAAAACGGTAAACCGTTTATCAAACGAGGCAAAGGAAGGTCTGGTTCGATAGCTCTTAATGATCTAAAAGGTTGACCAACACAACATCTCTGTACAGCCATATGGCAGGATTTTAACCATTTAACGGTGAAAGTTTCACCATGATGATTAAAAGTTCTTATAATTAATAAGAAGAATTTATGGAAGTGTCTTAGTCTGGATGATACATCCGATAACCCTGAAGAAAATATTACGATTAATCGTAAGTTTTTCAAGATCATCGACAAGAACCCTTTCGGGTCCTTGAGCGAGAACACAGTAGTTACTACCCCTGCTTTTTTGAAATTACCCTTTGGAACGTTTATAAATAAATGTTTCATAGATAGTTTTAATAAAGTGGTTTGTAGGCTATTGTTTGACCTGTTCGACGTTTAAGTCGGAATCCAGTTCACACGAGGTGCCACCTCTGAAGTTGACTACCCAAGATCCCTTTCGGGATGCGAGATTGGTCGACACTTCACTTACTCCGAAGAGTAAGGAGCTTGGGATACGTTGCCTGGTGTCAAACAACAGTATTCGGGTTGCTAATCCGAGTGCCGCTTGCGC